TATTTACTCGCTTAATAGATTAATGTTTTACTAAAATTCTCGACTCAACACATTGGATCCACGGCCTAAGTTCACGTTGTTACCTGCAGTTTCACTTCTAAATTGCAGCTGCAAATTCCCCGATGCTGTACATCGATAAATGCCTTTTATTTCAGCAATGTGCCACGTTGGTTGTACCGTAGGCGTTGATTGCGATATCACTGTATCGGCACTTGCTGTTATTGATCCAAACCAAAAAGCGTTTGTTCCGTCGGCCGTATTCTGCGGAATCATTGCATTTGCCGAAAATTCGCCGGCCGCTCCATTCACATTGACCAATGTAAACCCAATACCATTTCCAGTGGCAGAACTTCTATAAAGCAATGTATAATCAATGAGATACGCCTTACCTGCTACGAGCGTTAGCTGTAATTCTGGGGCATTGACCATTGTGTTTACGCTAATTAGCTGATCTGCCGTGGTTACTAACTCAGCCCACTCACTCCCGCCGCTAGCATTGATTTGAGCTTGCAGCTTTCCAATCGCTACTAAGATACTATCGCTTGCTACAACAGCACTATTCGTAGCCGTCGAAAACCCCGTTAACACTGTGTTTCTAACGCCTTGTGCAAAGTCTGATATAGCTGATGAAGCTATGGATATAGCCGATTGACTTGCTGCGAAAACTCGACCGAAAATATCAACGCTAATGCTAGCTGAGTTGCTAGCATCGCCAAACGTCCCAACATCTCCCGCCGCTACTTCTAAATTCAATGTTCGGCTAGCGGTTAAATCGCCGCCACCAGTCAATCCAGAGCCTGAATTTATAAAGACATCGCTATGGTCTATATGTCTATTTGCTACATTGTGAGTCGATATAGCACCATTAATAGACGCTAATTGAGCTGTCGAGGTCGGCTTGCTACTGTCACTCGTGTTGTCTACGTTGCCTAGTCCTATACTACTTTTTGTTAGAACCACCGCCCCGGTCAATGAGTTAACACTTTGGACAGGAGCCAAAGCACTAGCTTCACTACTAGTAACATATTGAGGATGCGGATCCGCTGCTGCTACGTGTGTAGCTACAGCCGCTGATCCATCGTGAACTATCGTGTTTCCCGAATCATCAGTTGTACAGAGTATATTATCTTGATTGATCCAGTCTCTACTAGCACCCGCTGTAATGCTGTCAGGTGCCGTTGTTCTTCGGGGTCGTTCAATTGTGGCGTTAGTTGTCATATTAAATTTATCTCACCTAACAGCTCGACAGAGCCAAATAATCCAAGGCCTGCTCGATTAATCCATTGCCTATCAATCGGTACTTTTATTACTTTGTTGTCTCTTAAAATTCTAAAAGGAAAAACACCGTCACTTAAGTCCTCCAGCGCATCGGCTACATTGTCAGATTCGAAATAGTCGATGGATAGAAACACAGTGTCAGCGATAACTTGACTCGTTATATAGCCATTTTTCATGTTGGCTCCAAGTTAATAACGAGTTGATATTGCGTATTATTTCCCGATATACTCACGTAACTAACGCCGCCTTTGACGGGCCACGAGAAACTTTGAGCTCGTCTTAATTCGATAAAATCGGAGCCATTGTTAAAACTTAGTCGGACATAGCTATTCGACGAATTGCCATCGATCGGGCAATCAAGCAAAACTTCGCTGATTGCCTTGGAATTTGAGGTAGGTAAATCGATCCAAGTCGATGTAGCTAGGCCACGAATAAGCAATGATTCCCCAAGGATATCAGTTTGTTCAAAGCTTGGAGAAACATCGCTCATAAGTTTAGGTCCTGCTACGTGTCAAAAAGAAAGAAGCTGCTACAAAAGTATAACACGAATTAACTCAATACTATGCTTTTTTAAGCATTGACACGGTAGTTCTGAAGTCCGATGCCTTGTCATTTGGCGTAAATTTAACTAGGAGTTCTTGAGCTCCGGTGGCACCCGTTGCAAACTCTAAACACTCGTGAAAGCAATTCACTGTAAAAGCACCGGACCCGATTACAGCATCGAGTAAAATTGTCTCCGTTGTATCATCTTTTTGGACTACTTGAACGAGCCCGTTTCTAAAACAACTAGCAGTTAGATTAACTCGGGCATACATCGAACTTGGATCAAGTGTAATAGTCAATGCAGTCCCAGCCGTTCCTACGGTCATAGCGGTGCTAAGTTGGACAGCTCGCTCACTTAAACAGGTGCCTGGACTTTGCGTAGAAACGGGCAATTTGCCGCTTGAATCTAACTGAGGTAACACTAAGTTTCCTGCTGAATCCCTGAACGCAAAGCCAATCGATCCCGTTTTTCCCGACGGAGCATCTCCTTGAACTCGAGCTACTGCAGCAACGCCCGCTCCAGTCACATCGTCTACTAAGCCTGGAAACACTTCTCTTACATCACTCATAACATCTCCAAATTATTAAGTTAAACTCATCATATACGCTTCTACATCAACGATTGGTGAGCTTGAATTTGCGATAAATTCTAGCTTAATTATAGACCCAATTGTTAAAGTCAAACTCACATCGAAAACAAAGTTAACATTGGATTCAGCAGGCCCACAGCGACCACTGGCTATCATTGTGCCATCGCTAAACATCGTCCATTTCGCATGACTTCGGCATACTATGACTAGCTTTTTTAGCTTTTCTTCAACTAGAATAGACTCATTAAATAGCTCTTGAACTAAGCCAGGCGTCGTGATAGCCGCCATCCGTCGATGCTTTGGAGTACCCGATTCGGCTATAGCAATGGGCAAATTTCCATTAATCGACTTAAGAAAAAAGAATTGACCCGCCGCATCGTCGTAGGTAACGATGGGTATACCTTTGTCTCTATTCAAATCAACGATCTGCTCATCTCGCTTAAGCGCACTATCCAAGTCCGATGCAAAGCTTTGGACGACGGTGATATAAACGCCTAACGTTACATTGCCACCCGTTACTATAAGCTCCAGATTTGGCTTATTGTGAAGCTTGGTGATGAGCTGCCTATCGTCGCTAGGAGCTGTTGGCGATGTGAGCAATGGGTGCCCGCCGAGCTCGTATCTCTCGCCTGCATCGGATCCAACGCCCGTATCCCAATAGCTAGCTTTAACACTCGCCCCTGGATCCATTGCAACAATGAATAGCGATGACAGTAGCGAATTGCCTTCGCTGAGCATACGCTTTGTATAGACTTCGGGTGTGAATGTTTGGATAGGAATTAAAGCCCGTGACTCAAATAAAGTGAGCCGCTCGACTACGGGAATTTCGATTGGCATAGAATTTCCAAGGGCTGATTAAGTTAATTAAACTGCTACGTTAAACCCGTATACAACGCTAGTTTCGTCGGCGTTTTGTGGTATGCCCTCAAACGCTTTACGTTGATAAGACGCAAGTAAGAAGCGATCGTAGCCTGGCAGATCGTTCATTGCTTTGACCATAATAGGTCTTCGAACTCCAACCCACCAGCGTCTAGTATTGAGCATAATGATACCAGCTCTATTAACAGTGGTTCCGTCAAAAACGCCGGTAGCATTGAGATTCTCACGCATAAACTCGGATACAACTATCGGCATGCCTTGATAAGCTGTTAGAGCTCCATTGAGCACGGTTGCCATTGGACCGAACTTTTCCAACGTTGCAACACTAGGCAAGCTTAGCATCTGCTGATAGGCGACGGGGCCTACGAGTAGGAGTAGTTCTTTAGCGTTCACGCCAAATCGTTTCATTCGTGATCTTAGCGTTCTCAGATTCGCCTCAGTGATAGCGGCGTTGCCAAAATCCAATGTTGATCCATTAGCTGAGTTGCCTAACGCTTGCCGTCTAAGGCCTTTAAAAGCCTTCTCTGCCACATCAGCACCAAGTGCTTGGGTATCGCTATCGATATGAGTTCCGTCATTATCGCCGTTGATAATGGCTGATTCTATCGCTCTAGATTGAGCGCTGATTACCGCTAGTCTGGCCGCTGCTAAAATATCTGGGGCCGAGTCCTCGGTCAATTCTTCGGGTAAAATATTATATTCGCCAAACTTTGTTGCATTAAAAGTTAACTTTGAAGTACCAAAGTTAGACGCTGTCATCAATGCTGATTCGGCGATGATTCTAGCCTTAGTCAAGCTATCTTGAACGGGCATCTCGTATGGATTCGAAGCCATAGCCATCGATGGAAACCTTGACTCTAATAGCTGCTCGAGTTGATACTCCTCGATGTAATTCTCGCTGATAAGCGTTGGAACCCACTCATCGCCTGCCCCAGTCAAGGTTGATCCAAAAGATTTAAGCTTTGGCAAAAGCTCATGCTTAGCAAAATACGATGATCCAATGGACTTAATCGAAGCGATATAATCAGCGTTTTTTTGATCGGCGCCGATTCTATCGGTTGAAGCGCCGTGGAAGATTTGGGCAATATAGCGACTAACATCAACATCGCTTTTAAGTGACTTAACGTACTCTTTGTATTCACTTTTTACGTGATTAAACTTTGGTAACATAGTGTTAGTTTTGATTAAGTCTGACGCATTCTTAGCACCAAATGCTCGTAGAATATTGGACTCAAATGAATTAGATCTATTTCCTGCTATCATATAATTCCCTTTCTGCACCGACGCCACCGCCGCCTGTTTCTTCGCATTGCGTTCTGCTAGCAATGACTCACTTTTTTTCGTCAAATCATCGATAGATTTTAGTATATTTTTAACTTCACTCATAATATTAAGCTCCCAATTTCTGCATAGTTTCCGCTAGCTTGCCCATCGCCAACTTGATTTCCTCAAGCTCACTCATCGGTTCAACTTCGACTTCAACTTTTGGCATTGATTCTGTTATCATCATAGCAATTATTTTGACTTCTTCGATGAGCACTGCTAGCATTACATTAGTTTGACGAGCTTGCTCTAAGTGCGGATTTTCATCAATTTTATTAACGTCGCCATCCAACGCTGCCTTTGCTTCCATTGTCTCACGCTCCATAACGTAAGCAACTACGCCATTGCCTAAGTCTATTTGCTGAGCTTCTAGGCGATCCATTGAATCATCGAGTACCGCTAGATACACGCCTTCTTCGACCATTTCCAAGGCATCAACTCCCAATGGCGTTGCTGCTTCTAGTGCCGTAGTTTCATCGGCTGCTACGATTTGATAAGCTAGCACGTGATATTTATCTGTGTCTAATTCCATCGATTTATCCTTTGCTTTTTTTAATAACATTGTATCACTACTTTTATTCGAGTACCTAAACGTAGAATCTTGATTCATGGGAACCGTAACAATACTGACTTCTAACAGCTCACATCGTTTGAAAATGTTAAATTCGTTCTCTCGATAGCTCTCGACTTCCTCGATACCGACGCTGAAGGCATTCAAAATTCCTTCTTTAACGAGGCTTCTAACCTTTGAGATCTCGGGATCCATGGAGCTGCTTAGTTTAGCTTTTATCCATAGGCCGTCAGGCTTTGCTTCTATGCTCACCGCACGACCTACCGGCTTATCTCGCTCATGATTATACAGAATAATGGGCACTTTCTTATAATTCTCTAAGCTCCAGGCATCGCCCGGTATCACATCGCCCACTCGATCAGCAATGGCTTTGTTGGCCCAACCCTCGCAAAACACGCTATCGCCAACTTCGCTAACTTCTTTAATATTAAATGTCTTAGTGATCATTGCTGCTCCGCTTCAAATGTCGATTGAATTTCGGTTAAGCCGACATTGTCAGCTTCGTCCTTCGGGAAGAAAACCACAGTGCATCGGCAATTAATCGTCTCGGCTATGGGTCCGATATCATCTGATGGGTACCTGAGGCCATTGCTAAACTTCGCTGATTGCTTAACGACTTCACCGCCAATAGACCAATGATCAGCTTTGCTATCAGGATATTCTCCCGATGGATTACCACGAACTCTTTCATCGCCTGCATTGATCCATACTTTAACGATATCGCCTACTATTTCCTCGGCATCATCCATAGCAGCACTAAGCCCAATGGCTCCAGCGGCGGCTAATTCAGTCCTAGCGATAGTATTAGCACGGCGTTGATCGTTGATTTTATCGCCTATTTCCAACGCTATTTCATCTATAGTTTTAGACGCTGTAACGCCGTCTTCAAGAATTTTAAATATGCGTTGTTCCGTTGTTTTATTAATGTTACTAAAAGTCGATCCTAGCCTGTCTGAAGCCTGGCGTTTGCTAGCTGCTATGCGTTTTTGTCGAAGCACTTCTTGCTTATCTTCGTCTGGAATATTGAATGGAACTATAAGCTGAGCATCGTAGGCCGTATCGATTTTCGTTGCTATGACTGCACTGTTCGACTCTATCCAAAGTGGTTCAAAGCTATTCAACGCTTTAGAAATATCACGCTTAAGCTTGGCGTCCAACGCTTTAACTTTCGCTTTGCTGTGTGACTTTAAGCCCGTCTTCACTAGCTTTATAACGGCGTCTACTTGGTCAGCTAATATAGCCATTGCATTGTCTTCGATAAGCTTCGATCGCTCATCATCGCCCGCTACCATAGCCTCTTCACGTCGAATAAACCAATCGTCTTTCTCAGTAATGACTTTGCTCAATGCCCTTAAATTCTCATCTTTAGCTAGCTGAACAGGGTCGATATAATCCAAATGAATAGCGTCATCGCTAACAATGTTCCTATCGCTATTGTTAGACTCGGGTCGAATAATTGCATCGTCTTCCTTTGCTGAAAATTGAAAAAAATCGTTGGTCTCAGGCACTACGCCTGGCGTTGTATCGCCTCCCTCCAACGGGTCTAAGCTGAACATCAAGCTTCTAACTTCATTTAATGTATGCGTTTTTAATAGCTTCTCAGCGATCATTGCTTTGTTATCTAAGTCATCTTGAAGAAATTCGATATTGCTTAAATCGAATTCTAAATGTCTATCTTTGCCTAGCTCTCTTCGATACAACTTCGACAATCCAGCTTCAATCGATTTCATTTTAGATCTCAAAGGACCTTGCCAAAAATTCCTCAACGCTACTCTATGTTCTTCGCTGCCTAATGAGCCACTCGTGGCAATAGATAACTCGTGCTTTGGAACCTTGAGTAGGTTTATAATCGTCTCACGATTGAGCTCTATAT